AGAAAGCAGTGGTGTGAATTTGAGGTGTGGCTGTGCAGACAGTTCGGCGCACCTCGGGCAGTGTTGCTCTTGATGAAAGCTAACATCTCGACGCATGGATACACTCACCACGGCTGGTTCTACAAATGTGAGGGCACAAGGAAATCCGGTGACCCTTACACCTCGTTAATGAACTCCATAATTAATGGTTTGTCGCATCTCTATCTGTACTGTAAAAGGACAGGCAGGACTGTAGTTGAAGCTAGGAAGACGATCTTCATGCTCCTACAGGGGGACGACAATTTACTTCGACACTCTGACGACCGCGTGTTTCCTTGGCAGGAAGGCATGGCAGGTTTAGGGTTTGATAGCGAAGCCACTTATCGTGGGTCTCTGGAGGAAGCCGAGTTTTGTTCTAACCGTCTGTATAGGACGATGAGCGGGTATGTGTTTGGTCCGAAACCTGGTAAAGTTCTGGCCAAATTTGGGTATATCATCAATCCCCCAAGCAACGTGTCAATGCAATCTATGATGCGAGGCGTGGCGCTGGGATTGGAGAAAAATTGCCATTTCATACCCCCTATTAAAGTTGTGATCGATCGTGTTCTGGAGTTGACCGCGGGCCATACGGCCTACTATCAACGCGGATTCCAAGAGCACGTTCTTAAGGTGCGCGAACGTTATTCGTCAACTGTCGAGATTGAGCTTTCGCTCTCCGATCAGTATGGCTGGAGTACACATATGCAGTGTGAATTCTCAAAAACTGTTCGATCATTGGAACTGGGTGATGCCTATGCGGATGCTTTTGCAGATCTGCTTTTCGACCGCGATACGTCGGGGCCCCAGCGCATCTTTGGCTCACTTTTGGGTGCTTGAGCCAGCGCCCCTAGCTTGCTAGAATTTTTTGTGTGCACGACCACAAGCCTAACTAACTTGTGTGTAATGCAGCCTGCGGTAGTCTTTCGGTTGCGACCCTTGTGGGCAAACCTATACTATCTTGGTTTTATGTTGGAAATGTCGATGACTGGTTTTAAAAGTTGCCACCACTCGGGTGGCACAGTCATGCGGCACATAAAACAAGCCAGCCGGTCACAAGCCCGGAAAATGCAGAGTGCACACTAGCCTAAAGTTTTCAGCGAATGTAGAAAACTCCGTCATCGTATTGACGTGAAAAGTAATACGAGGAAAATTGTGAGAAGGCTGAAAAAGTATCTCTAGTTGAC